GGGCAGATTTGGAAGGCCATCGAGTTCCAGTTCCAGAAGCGCTGCGAGGAACGCCGTCAGTACCCGTCCTACGAGCTGTTGAAGCCACTCACCGACAAGATGGTGCGGGCGAACCCGTTGAAGGGGCGCATGCAGCTCGGCAAGGTGTTCTTCGACAAGCACGCGCCGTACTTCACCGACTTGCACAAGGAGTTCCTGCACTTCCCCGCTGGCAAGCACGATGACCAAGTCGATGCGGTGGCCTGGACCATTCGCCTCACACTCTCACGTTCTGCACCCAAGCGTGAGATCAAGGAGCCGAAGATGCCGAGCTGGCGCGACCGCCTCAAGGTCGGGTATAAAGGGGACACTTCCCACATGGCGTCATAACTCACATGGCTAAAGCGAAGCAGAAAACCCGAGTCGCGGTCGACCTCCGCCTTGTCGAACCCGCTCAGCAGCCGCTCCCGAGCAAGAAAGCCGCCGCACCGCTGGTGCCTCAGACCGAGGCCCAGCGGTGTTTTCTTTCCAGCCTGCGCACCAACACGCTCACCATCGTGCGCGGCTCAGCCGGGACGGGGAAGACCTACGTGGCGCTGGCCTACGCCGCCGAGCTGCTGCGTAACCACGAGATCGAGCGCATCATCCTCACCCGCCCACTCGTCGGCGTGGACGGCGAGGAGGCGAAGATCGGCGCGCTTCCGGGCACGCTCCAGGAGAAGTTGCAGTTCTGGGCCATGCCGATGGTCGACGTGCTAATCGAGCGGCTGGGGAAGGGTGCGTTCGACTACTTCCTCCAGCACGACAGGATTCGCATCGTGCCGCTCGCGTACCTGCGCGGCTCCAGCTTCAACGACTGCTACATCCACTGCACCGAGGCGCAGAACACCACGCCTGCCCAGGTCGAGATGCTGCTCACCCGCGTCGGTGAGAACGCCCAGGTGGTGCTCGACGGAGACCCGAAGCAGTCGGACTTGAAGAAGCGCAACGGTCTGGAAGACGCCCTCATGCGCCTCGAAGACATGGCCGACGTGGGTGCCGTTACCTTCACCAAGGACGACGTGGTGCGCTCTGGTTTTTGCCAGAATGTCATCGAGCGGTACGCGGTCGCGTAACACAAACTCTCATGATCTGCTAGACTCTGACGAAATTTCACCCGAGGTCTCATCATGGTTGGCGAGTTTGTCATGAAGGCTCTGCATGCGCGCACCAACGCGCATGTTCTGCATCTGAAGTCCCGCAGTTACGCGCGCCACGTCGCGCTCGGGGAGTTCTACGACGCGCTCGTCGACCTGCTTGACGGCTACGTCGAGGCGTACCAGGGGGCGTTCGGCATCATCGAGGACTACCCCGGTCGCTACATCTACGTGGACGACCCGGTGAAGCTGGTCGAGGGGCTGTGCGAGCACATCGACAACAACGCCGAGGCGCTGAGCGCGGGTGAGTCCTCCCTGAAGAACATTCTCGACGAGCTGTGCGCGCTGTGCCAGCAGACGAGCTACAAGCTGCGGTTCCTGAAATGACGCGTGGTATGAAGGACGACACCGCCCTCGCTCATGAGATGTGGTATCGCTATGCGTACTGCCGTGACAACGGTCACTTGCAGTTCGTGGCAAAGGCCGACCAGTGCGACAAGTTCTTCGCCGGAGACCAGTGGAACCCGGCAGACGTGGCGAAGCTGAAAGAAGCAAACCGCCCGGCCATCACCATCAACAAGATTCTGTCGACCATCGGCACCGTGCTCGGTGAGCAGATTCAGAACCGCGTCGAAGTGCTGTTTCGCCCCTCCAGCGGCTCGCCCGCCGAGGTGGCCGAGGCGCTGACGAAGGTCTGGATGCAGATCGCGCAGAACAACCAGCTTCCGTGGGTGCGCAGCGACGTGTTCGCTGACGGCATCATTCGCGGTCGGGGGTTCTACGACGTGCGTCTGGGGTTCAACGACTCCATGACGGGCGAGGTGAAGATCGAACAGCTCAACAGCAAGAACGTGGTCATCGACCCGGATGCCGAGGAGTACGACCCCGACAGTTGGGCCGACGCGTTCATCACCAAGTGGATGACGAACACCGACATCGCGATCCTGTACGGCGAGGACGCCGCCAAGGAGCTGTCGACCAAGGAAGGCAGCGCCTTCATGTACGGCTACGACAGCGTGGACCGCTACCGCGACCGCTTCAGCCAGCAGCAGTTCGACGCCTACAACCACCTGAACTACTACGAAGACAACGAGGTTCGCCGCAAGCTGCGCGTGATCGAGCGCCAGTACCGCAAGCTCGACAACCAGCTTCACTTCGTCGACATCGAGACGGGTGACATGCGCCCGGTGCCCGAGAGCTGGGACCGGAACCGCATCGCGGACGTGCTCGCCAAGGCGGGCGGCACGCTCAACACCACGAAGAAGGTGGTCAAGCGCATTCGCTGGACGACCAGCGCGGACAACCTGATCCTCAACGACGAGTGGAGTCCCTACAAGCACTTCACCCTGGTGCCGTACTTCCCGTACTTCCGCTATGGCCGCACCATCGGTCTGGTCGAAAACCTGATCGGGCCGCAGGAGATTCTGAACAAGGTCTCCAGTCAGGAGCTGCACGTCATCAACACCACCGCCAACAGCGGTTGGGTCGTTGAGCAGGACTCGCTGGCGAACATGAGCATCGAAGAGCTGGAGCAGCGTGGCGCTGAGACGGGTCTGGTGCTGGAGTACAAGAAGGGTGCGCAGCCGCCCGACAAGGTCAAGCCCAACCAAGTCCCGACCGGCCTGGACCGCGTGTCCATGAAGACCGAGGACCACATCAAGACCATCTCCGGCGTGTCGGACTCGATGCAGGGTTTCGACCGCGAAGACGTGGCTGCGAAGGCGATTGCCTACAAGCAGCAGCGCGGCATGGTGAACCTGTCCAAAGCGGTCGACAACCTGGAGCGCAGCGACTGGATTCTGGCCCGCAACGTGCTCGCCATCGTGCAGGAGTTCTACACCGAGCCGCGCCTGATCACGATCACCAAGGACAGCGTCACGCACGAGCAGGAACAGGTCGAGGTGAACCAGCCCGATCCGATCAGCGGCACGATCAACAACGACCTCACCATCGGTGAGTACGACATCGTGGTCACTAGCACTCCGAGCCGCGCCACGCTGGAAGACAGCCAGTTCGAGCAGGCCCGCGCCATGATGGAGATGGGTGTCCAGATTCCGCCCACCGTGCTGATCGAGAACAGCCGCCTCCAGCGCCGCGCCGAGATCATCAAGATGATGGAGGGTGACAAGGAGTCGCCAGAGGCCCAGGCCACTGAGCAGCGCAAGCAGCGCGCCGAGGAAGCCGAGGTCATGAAGCTCGAAGCGGACGGCCAGCTCACCGCCGCCCAGGCCGAGCTGAACCGGGTGCGCGCCCAGAAGGAACTGATGGAAGCGCAGCAAGCCGGTGGCCCGGACCAGCAGGCGCTCATGCAGGCTCAGATCGAGCAGCAGCGCATGGAGCAGCAGATGGCGCTGGAGCGCGAGCGCATGCAGCAGCAGATGGCGCTGGAGCGGCAGAAGATGGAGTTCGAGCACGAGCTTGAGCGCGAGAAGCTGACGATGGAGCTTCAGATGAAGCGTGAGCAGGCCCAGGTCGAGATGGAAATCAAACGCCAACAGGCTGAGCAGCAGGCGGTCGCTCAGCGTGTAGCCGCCGCAAGGCAGGCTCAACAACAAACCGCCACCCAACCCGCAAAACCGTAAGGAACGAGAACGATGGACCAAGCAGCGATTGACCGTGGTGACTTCCTCCCTGAAGAGATCGAGGCGCTGAAGACGGAGGCGCCGGTCGAAGAGCCTGTCGTCGAAGAGGTGACAGAGGAAGATGTCGTTGAAGAGGCTGTCGAAACCCCTGAAGAGGACAAGGCCGAGGAACCCGCTCGTGACGAGAAAGGGCGCTTCGCCGGCATCCCGAAGGCGCGCTTCGACGAAGCGGTCGGCAAGGAGCGCGAGGCCCGCGAGGCCGCTGAGCGTCGTGCTGCCGAGCTGGAGCGCCAGCTTGCCGAGCGCGCCCAGGCACAGGTGAAGACCGAGCAGACGGAAGAGCTTGAGTCACGCATCTCCGAGATGGAGAAGCAGCACGCCCAGTTCTTGCTGGACGGCGAGGCCGAGAAAGCTGCCGAGCTGA